GGTGGGCGGCGGCGCGCTCGCGCTGTAGCCCTCTCGGAGGATGATCCCGAACGAGGCGGTGGCGGGGATGGGGCGCGTCGGGGGGATGCGGGTGAGGCTCGAGTTGCCGAGGCCGGGGAGCCCGGGGGCTCCGGTCGCGCCGGTCGCACCCTCGACGCCGTCCTCGCCGGTCGGTCCCTTGTCACCGGTGCGGCCCTTGTCGCCGCGCCGGCCGATCGGTCCGCGGTAGGTCTGGCGGGGGAGCCCGCTCCACAGCTTCTCGCCGTCGCCGAGCTTGAGAACGCGGTTCGTCGAGTCCCATCCGATCTCGGAGTCGGAGAGGACGTAGGTCGACGTCGCCCACTGCGCGGCCGTCATGCGGCGCACCTGGAGCACGGTGACGGCACCCTCGACTGTGACCTCGTCGGTCGCCGCGGAGGAGGCGGTGCCGCCGTCGAGTTCGTCCGACACGGTGACGGTCTCGCCCTTGCCGCCGTCGATCGCGCCGGGGATCTCGGGCGGGAGGGTGGGCGTGGTCGAGTCGCCGACGGCGTAGCGCGAGCGCGCCACCTCGTACCACATGAGCCCGTCACAGACGAGGGTGATCGTGTCTCGGAAGCGCGGCTGGAAGTCGCCGGCGATCTTGAGTCGGTCCATGATGACGCGGCCGGGCTTGTCCTGGATGAAAATGAAGGTGACCTGTCGCCCGCCGTAGCCTCGGGCCTCGATGTCGCGGATGTCGCCGGTGCCGCCGATCTTGACGATCTCGTTGAACGCCTCGGGGAGCCGGATGACGGGGTCACCGGTCTGGATGAGGGGGATCTCCGTGCGCTCGGCGAGCCAATCGTCGACCCGAGCGGAGGAGGCTGTCACCTTGTTCAGCGCGGCGAACGCTGCGGCGAGCGAGCGGTCGGCGCGCGCGAGGTACTCGGGGACGAACCCGATCGACTCGCGGTCGGTGACGAGTTCGCACTCGCTGAGGTTCACCGAGTCCTGGTCGGGCACGACGCGCGCCTCGGTGAACGTCTCGAGGGGCGTCACGATCTTGACGATCCACACGCCGGGATCGATCGTCACGGAGCCCTGTCCGTACTCGTCGAGCACGACGGGGGCCGGCGTGGGATAGGTGACGGTCGCGCCATTCACGAGCCGCCAGGGGCTCTGAAACATGACGGCGGAGAAGTCAGGGGCGGCGTTCGGGCCGACCTTGACGTCGATGAGGAGGAGTGTCACGGGGTGGCGTCCTTAGAAGTGGGGACCGGCGACGGTCATGTCGAAATGGCAGGTGTAGGGGGAGATCTCGGTCCGGCCCTGCGAGTTGCCGGCGAGGATCCCGCCGGCGTTCGCGAGGCCGTAGGTCTGGAAGGTGAGGCCGACGGTGTCGCCCTTGCGCATGTTGTGCTCTGCGCTGGCCTGGTGCCACAGGCGGTGGCCGTTCTCGCCGGCGACCTCGTTCTCGATGATGATGAGGTCGGAGTGCGGGTCATCGTTCTCGCGATCCCAGTTCTTGAGAACCATCGTCTTAACCGAGCCCTGGTCGCCACCAACCTGGATGTGCGTTGAGATCCGGTAGTCGAACAGGATTCGCACATCCTGGAGCATGCGGATCCGGTAGAACGGCGACGCCGGCTGCGAGGGGACCTGCTCGAAGAACTCGCGCGCGCGGCCCCGGAACTGCGCGACGTTGAGGATGTTCTCGTTGATCCCGCCGAACCAATTCGGTCGGATTCCGACGGGGTTGGTGCTCGAGGTGAGGTGCAGCATGTGGCGATACGGGGCGATGTTCTCGGCCGGGTTCTTGAAGCGCCGGCGGTCGAAGATCCGCACCTCGGGAGAGCCGGCCTGCGCCCACAGCGTCGCGATGATCTGGTGCGTCACGATGCCCGGCTCGTACCGGAGCGAGGCGGGCGCGCCGCTGTCGTCGAGGTAGGCCGAGAACCCGTCGGGGGTCGCGCTGCCGCGGAGCATGGTGACGCGAGCGCGACCGCCGCCGGCCCAACTCCGTTCGATCACGAGCCACCACCACTGACCACCCGACGACGGGGTGTCGATGTCGAGGGTCATCGTCTGCGTCGCCTCGACGCGGATGAACGCGTCGTAGGCCACGCCGGGCTGGATCGTCACCTTGCGCTGAGTCGGGACGGCGCTGACGCGGAAGTCGGCGACCTTGGCGAACGTCGAGAGGTCGCCGGCGGCGGCGATCCTCGCCATCGCGTCGCCGTACACGAGTTCCTCGAACCCGTCGGTCTGCCCGACCGGGATGACTACTTCTGCCGGCATTGCCTAGCCCCTTCTCGTTCGGCGGAGATCGTTGATCGCCGCCCAGACTCGTTCGTCCTCGTCGTCGACCTCGTCGCCGAGCACGGGCTCCACGCGGAACCCGTCCGCATCGAGCGTAAGGTCTGCGCCCGAGATCCGGTCGAGGATCGGCTCGCGCGCGTTGATCGCGAGGTTCAGGAAGTCGCCGGGGTGCCGGCCGTCCTTCCCGTAGAGGTGAAAATCGGTGGTCTCGGAGAGCTTGGCAGAGATCGACGAGCGCGCTCCGCCCTCGCGCAGCTTCTCATCCGCGACGCCGCGGAAGTAGCGCTTGAGCCGATCCTTGCTGTCCTGCGAAACGCGCGAGTCGGCGAAGAATTTCGCGGGGATCCGCTCCTCCTCGGGGACCTCTTCGGGCCACTCGAGTTCGCCCGACGTCGCGTCAATCGCATCCTCGAGCACCTCGCCGTAGGTGGCCTCTCGGCCGGTCTCATCGTTGAGCGCGTAGATCATGCGCTCGGGTCCCTCGCCGTTGCCGAGGAGGAGGAGGCGGGTGAGTTCCGGATCCTCGATCTCGGCGTCGGCCTCCTGGAGGATGCCGGCCTCGGCGGTGAGCTTCTGCGTCCACGTGCGGGGCTCGCGGACGTCGACCGTGATGACGTCGCTACCGGGCTGCTGGATGAACTCGAGCGAGAGACCCGACCACGCGAGGATGGGCGCGACCGCGTCGCGCAGCGTCTCGAATCGGATCGTCAGCGCGTCGAGTACGCCGGCGGCGCGCGCGTTGCCGCCGCGGTCGAGGTCCGGGGCGATGTCGTAGGGCCGGCCGAGGCGGAGGACGAGGTTGTCGCGGATGATCTGCTTGACGGCCCCCTCAGCGCTCGAGATCGCGCCAGGGACGCGGTAGTACCCTCCGGCCCCCTCCTGCGCCTCCTGGCCCTGCTCGAGCTGCGTGAGCGGCCGTGCCGGGCTGACCCACGCTCGAGCCTTGTCCAGGGCGTAGGAGTCGCCTCGGATGGCGTAGGTGCTCGAGCCGGAGCGCGCTCGGAACGTCTGCGCGCGGAGCCGGCCGGAGAGGATCGTCTCGCCGCGGTAGCGGCACAGCACGCGCGCGCCGGGGGCGGTCGCTGCGTCGAACGCCGGGTGCGAGTCCGGGAACTCGAAGGTGCCCGACTCGAGATCGTTGACGCGGGTGCGCAGCTCGAACGAGTCCGGCGCGGAGACGGTGTGCTCGAAGCGCCGGCCGCGGTTGTAGATGAGGAACTGCACAGGGGAGCGCATCGTCACCACGCTCGGAAGTAGAGCGGCGAGAACGAGACGGAGGGCGTGCCGGCACCGAACGAGCGCACGCGGATCCGGCTCGAGCCGCCGTGCGGGATCGCGCGGAAGTCGACCGAGTTGAGCGACTCGGTGACGACCTGCGTCTCGCCTTCCTCGGTCGTCAGCACGAGGGACTCGGCGAGCGGGCTGGTGTTCAGCGTGAGCGTCGAGCGCTCGGCGACCTCGATCTCGCCGGAGACGACGCCGCCGGCGACCTCGATCTCGAACGCGTTGAGCGGGCCGGGGAACGTCCACACGCCGTGCGAGTCGACGTCGCCCTCGTTGTAGACGGTGGTCTCGCCGTCCGACGACGCGTTCGGGAAGTAGAACGGCGGGCCGGGGTACGTCTTGCGGTTGAGGGTCGCCGCGGGGAACGAGATGATGCGCCGGCGTCCGCGGTAGTAGGGCTGGTCAGCGATGCACGGCAGGACGACGCGCGAGGCGTTCTCCTCGGAGGGGTCGGCCTCGTCACCCTGATCCTCGGACTCGTCGAGGCGGATATCGATCTGTCGCGTCCGGCCGACGGGACCCGTGACGAACAGGGTTCCGTAGGCGTCGGGGCGGAAGTCGGAGAGCACCTCGGACTCGAGCACCTCCCAGCTCGTCGGAGAGCTGCCGATGATGTCGAGCGCGAGGGTGACGGGGCGCGCGTTGGCCTTCCACCCGGTGACGGTCTGCCCGTCGACGACGGACGACTCGCGCAGGAACGTCGAGAACGGCACGCCGCGGAGCCCGAGGATGTTGGCGAGGTACACCGGCCCCTCGACGAAGTCGCGCAGCGTGCCGCTCGGTCCGCGGTACTTGACGCCGATGGTCACTTGCGACCGCCTCCCTTGGCGAGGCGCGCGCGGCGCTTGCGCTCCTGGATCTTGCGCGCGAGTTCGCGCTCGTCGAGTGTGCTGACCGGGCCGTGGAAGTGGACGGACTCGTCGGTGCTCTCGCCGGAGCCGGTCGCGCGCTCGGCGAGGGCGCGGGTGGCGTCGAGCGCGGCGTTCGTCTTGCCGAGGTCGGAGACGGTCTCCGCGCGGCCGGCCTCGCCGAGGATGGCGAGGGTGCCGCGGGGGCGCGCGGCGATGTTGCCGCCTCGAGCGAGTCGCGGGATGGTCGGGAGGTCGAACCCGACCGTGCCGCCGCCGCCGGGGAGGAAGCTCGGGATCTCGACGCTGATCCCGTTGATCGCGCCGATCGCGCCGTTGACGAGGTCGATCATCCCGTTGAGCGGGCCGCGGGCGAGGTTCAGTGCGCCCGAGAAGGCGTCGCCGACCATGCTCGCGAAGCCGTTGAAGATGTCGGCGGCGGTGTTGCCGAATGAGGTGATCCCCTCGACGACCCAATCGATGAACGGCGAGATCACGCCGGACCACAGCGAGGAGAAGGCGTTACCGATGAAGTTGAAAGTCGGCGAGATAACCGAGTTCCACAGCCAATTAATAATGGTGGCCCACGTGTTAATGCCAGCCACGATCGAATTGACGATCGGCATGATGATGGAGTTGAGGATCCAGTTGAAGATAGCGCCGATGAAGTTGAATACCGGCGAGATAACGGAAGTCCACAGCCACGTGATGATATTCGCCCACATCGTCACATAGAGAACGATACCGACAATGATGACCTGGATAATGGCAGTCCAAATCCAGGTGAAGATAGCCGCGATGAAGTTGAATACCGGCGAGATAATAGTCGTCCACAGCCACATTGCGATATTCGCCCACATGGTGAAGTAGGCGACGATCCCGGTGACGATCGGGAGGATGATCGAGTTGTAGATCCAGACGAAGATAGCGCCGATGAATGCGAACACGGGCGAGATCACGGTCGTCCACAGCCACGAGACCGCAGCGCCGATCGCGGCCGTCGTGACCGTCCAGGCGTCCTGGAAGAAAGTGGTCTGAGTCGCGACCCACACGATCGCGGCGACGAGCGCGGCGATGAGGACGATGACGATCCCGATCGGGTTCGCGGTGAGCGCCGCGTTCCACAGCCATTGGGCGGCGGTCGCGACTCCGGTCGCCGCCGCGCTGGCGAGCTGCGCGCCGCGGGTGGCGACCGTGGCGACGAGCTGCCGGCCGGTAGCGAGGAGGCCGGCCCCCTTGGCTCCGTTCGCGGTCACCTCGGCGGCGGTGCCGATCCGAGTCGCCGCGGCGGATGCGAGGGTCGCCTTGGCCTTCCGGCCCTCGATCGTGACCGAGGTGAGGCGCATGACGTTACTGGCGAAGGTGATCGGGACGACGGCCAGCTCGGCGGATCGGAGGCTGAACGTCGCGGTAGCCGAGGCTGCCGTCGCCACGCGCCAGGCGATGAACCCGGCGACGATTAGCGGCATGAACTGGAGGATGGTGTCGACGTTGTCGGCGAGGAACGAGAGGACGGTCGTGAGGACGGTGATCCCTGCGCCGGCGAGGGTGGCGGTCGCCTGCCCGATCTTCGGAAGCTCGGCGGCGAATCCGGCGATGGCCGGCGAGAGGGTGCTCAGCGAGGTCCCGATCGACGCGAACGCCGCGCCCGAGTCCCCGGCGCGCATCGACGAGAAGAACTCCGTTACTGCGCCGCGGATCCCCCCGAAGAACTTGATAATGCCGGCGTCCGGCTGGATGTTGAACGCCTCAGCGAACGCGCCGGCGAAGTCGCCACCGGTGACGAGATCCTTGACCCCCTGGAGGCCGGCGCGGATCCGCAGTAGGACATCTACCGGCTTGTCGTCCTCGGCCCATCCGAATGCCGCGGTGAGGTTCCCGTTGAAATCGCCCTTGACGAGGATGTCGTAGAGCCCCTGGACGCCGGCGATCGGCTTAGCGAGGTCGATGGTGTCGATGAACGCGGCCGTGCGCTGGAGCGCCGGCGCGAGCTTGGCCCCCCACGCCTCGGCGTAGGGCTGGAGCGCGGTTGCTCCGCGGTCGATTGCCCCCGTGATCGCCTGGAGCACGGTGGGGGCTCCGGTGATCGCCGGGCCGACGAACATCGCGCCGACGCGCGAGAGAGCCGCCCCGACGTTGGCGAACGCGCCGCGGGCGGTGTCGCCCGACTTGAGCGCAGCGCCACCGAGGCCGGACTCCATCGCGGCCTGGAAGTTCTCGAAGTCGACTTCCCCCTTGGTGACCATCTCCGAAGCTGCCTCGGCGGTCACGCCGTACTGCTTGGCGACGAGCTGGAGGACGGGGATGCCGCGGTCCTGGAGCTGATTGACGACCTCGGTCGTCAGCTTGCCGCCGGTCGCGACCTTGTTGAAGATCGAGCCCATCTCGCCCATTGAGGTTTTCGCGATGGTCGCGGCGTCGGCGGTGAGGGTGAGGGTGCGCTGTAGCTCCTGGCCGGGCTTGATGCCGGCGGCGACCGCGCCGGCGGCGACGCCTGCTGCCTGGTCGAGGCCGAAGGCGGTTCCGCGCACAGCGCCGAGCGCGGAGTTCATGATCCCGGTGATCGACTCCGTGTCGTGTCCGAGCCCCTTGAGGCTCGCCTGTGCGTCCTGGATGTTCAGAGCGCGCGAGATGCCGCCCTTGAGCGCTACGGCCGCGACAGAGCCGCCCACGGCCGCGACGAGCCCGCCGACGACCTTGAGGCCGGTTCCGATCCCGCCGGCGAGGCTCGAGCCGAGCGAGCGGCCGGCGGAGCCGCCGGCGGACGACATCGGGGCCGAGATCTGCTTGTTGATCTCGGCCCCGACGCCGCGCAGGGACGGGATGATCGGGAGGACGGCGTAGCCGATCTCTCCGCTCATGCTCGTCCCTCGTTCCGTCTTGCCTCGTTCTGGCGGCGCTGCGCCCGAGCACTGCGCTCGACGAGTAGCCTCTCACGTCTGAGCGAGTCGGCGTCGTCGCGCTGCTTGTCGGTGTCGCCTGGAAGGCTGACGCGCTCGGGCATGCTCTGGCCCTTGCTGCCGTCCTTGGTCTGCTGCCACGCGAGGATCCGGATCCAGTACTCCATAGACCGGAGGAACTGCGTGTCGAGGTCGGGTTGCTCGGCCCTACGGGCTCGAGACGTTGCCGACTCCGCGGGGAGGTGTTCGATGATGCGCAGGAGGCGCTGCCACGGTAGCCGTCGCGTTCCGATGTCCCGAGGGAGGTCGATCCCCATAGCGAGGAGATCGACCTCCAGCGGGTCGCCCCAGCGGGCTACGAAGCGTCGGACGGCCCGGATTCCCCCACGTCGGCACCGGCCGCACGCTGGATGGTCTGGAAGAGGATCGACGAGGAGCCGCCGGCGGCGATGAGGTGCGCGTAGGCGTGCTCACCGATGAGGGCCTTGGCCGCGGCGACCGAGTTGGTCGTCGCCAGCTCGACGACGTCGTCCGGGAGGAGGACGGCCGAGGGGACGGAGATCGTCGCGGAGTCGAACTCGTTCGGCGACTCGCCCTCCTCGATCGGGGTCCCGGCGGGGAGCTTGACGTCGGGGAGGACGAGGTCGAACGGCGGGTGCTTGGCGCGCGCCCGCTCGATCTCGGAGCGGAGGTGGTAGGTCATCTTACGAGCCATCTTGGGGCCTTTCGTGCGGGGTGAGGGTGACGTCGACACGGATCGTGCCGGCCATCGTTTCGTAGGTGAAACGGCTGAGGAGCTGCTCCCCTGAGGGGGTCAGCTTGGGCGGCGGCTGGCGCTCGGCGAGGAGCGAGGCGGCGACCGACTTGCGGATCGAACGCGGGAGATCCGCGCCGGGCTCGACGAGTCCATCGGACTCGGCCCGGGCGCGGATCTCCGCGTCGTCGGGGAGCTGCACTACGCGGCGACGACCGTGACCGGAACGGTCGCGTTCTGCCCGCCGTAGCTGACCGTGACGTTGGCCGTGCCGACGGCGACGCCGGTGACGAACCCGCGGTCGACCGTGGCCTTGGCCGGCGCGCTCGAGGTGAACGTCGCGCGGTTGGTCACGTTGACCGTGGACCCGTCGGAGTAGGTCGCGGTGACCGTGAGCGACGGCTCGATCGTTCCGACCTTGACGGCCGTCTTGGACGCGGGCGAGCTGGAGATCGAGACGAGAACGCGGGTCGCGGTGTCGCGCGACTCGGGCAGGTCGTACAGCGCGCCGGAGGCGTCGGGGTAGATCTTGGCCGTGATCTCGTACTTGGTGAGTTCGGTCTCCTTGCGGCCGATGGTGCCGACGGTGTCGACCATCGCGTGCCGGGAGGTCACGAGCACCTCGCGCACGTCGCCGTCGTAGTAGACGAGCGCCATCTTGAACGGCTCGTGCTTGGGGATGATGAGCTTGGTGGGAGTGGAGCCCGGCCAGATGAGGCGGTTGGTGATCGCGTTCTTCTCGAGCGCGACGAACTTCTCCGTGAGGACGAAGTTGCGGCGGCTCGTGCGGATGAGCTTCTGCCCCCACGCGAAGTAGTCCGTCGAGTCCTGGTTGCGCTCCTGCTCGGTGCCGGCGTCGCCGTCGAGGAGGCCGACGTAGCCCCACGGCTCCGCGAAGTCCTGGCCCTCGGCCGGGATGGGAGCGCTGAGGTCCCACGAGATGTAGACGTCGGCGTCCTCAGCGATTGACGCCCTGTTCGGGTCACCGTGCATTGTGCGTGCCTCCTCAGGCGTCGAGTGATCGGTCGGTGCGAGCCTAGCTCAAGGGGTGGGGATTCCGACCGCGGTACTACGGCCGGGGCGCATGACTGCGCGCAGCGTGAACGCGCAGATAGGCACGCCGTAGACGGGGTCGACGCCGCGCTCGGGTCCGCCGTCGTAGCGGAAGCGGCGGATCTCGGCGTCGCCCTCCGCGTTGCGGTAGGCGAGGAGTCGCGCGTGATACCACGAGGCGACGTCGAACACGGCGTCCTCGTCGAGATCCCACGCGGTAAAGCGAACTCGGTTCTCGGCGATGATCGGTGGTTCGTACCGCGCCCACGCGCCGGCGCGCACGACGAGGAGCGCCGACGTCGGGGCCGTCGCCGGGAGACGGGTCGAGACCTTGACCGAGCCGAGGCGCTCGGGGGGCTCGAACGCGTCGCACAGCCGGCGGGCGGATGCCTGCGGGTCGCCGAACTCGACGGGCTCGGGGATCACCGGCGCACCTCGAGCCCCGCGGCCGACGCGGCCGAGGTGACGACGCCGTCGCGCACCTGGAGGCCACGAGCGCGGGGGGAGCGGACGGTCACGGCGGCGACGGGGCGATCGGTGGTGTACGTCTCGACCTCGGCGAGGAGGCCGGCGGCGGCGAGGTTCGCGCGCACCGCCTCGGCCTGCGCGCGGACGAGGCCGGCGACGGCCGGGCTCCTGAGCACGGCCCCCAGTGCGGCGTAGTCGAGGTGCAGCTCCGCAGCCATCTACCCGTTCTCCTCTCGCACGGTCAGCTCGGCGTGGTGCGTCTCCCCGGTGAGAGGATCGGCCGGCCGAGCGATCTCGCCGACGACGCGAGTGACCTCGCCCGTCGGGAGCCGGATCCAGTCTGTCGACTCTACGGCCGGGAGGGGGTCGCCGGGCCGGCTGGCGATCCTCCAGCTCGAGAGGGCCGTCTCGCGGTCCGGGCCGACGGCCTCGGTCTGCGACGTCGGGCGCACCTGGACGTTCTCCCACAGCTCGCCCTCAGCCTCGGCGAGGCCGGCGTAGTTGAGGGTCGCCTCGCCGGATCTCGAGGTGCCGGGCGTCGGGCGGAGGATCCGCACGGCTTGGTTGTAGAACACGCTCACGCGCTCCGGTGCATCGCGTGGTTGTCGACCGCGTCGGCCCACTGCTGCGTCACGCCGATCGTGGCCTGTGCGCCGAACCCGACGGTGTCGCCGAGGACGGTCTGATTGGTGACGCCCTTGCGGACGTTGTAGATCGTCTCGGCCATATCGAGGACGACGGTCTGAATGTCTAGGGGGATGTGCGTCGACTCGTGCCCGTGCGTGTAGACGACGGTGACGCGCTCCTCGCCGCGGGGCCACACTGCGCCCTCGGGGAGCCGGCGGAGGATGCCGAGGCGGCGCGAGACGCGGTAGTCGACGCCGGCGACGAGCGGCACGTCGTCGAGCGTGACCGACGAGATCGAGACGACCGGCGTCGCCTCGAGACGGAGCATCGTCGAGCCCGTGCCGTCGAGGTAGACGGTGTCGTCGGGGACGAGGCTGACGTGATGGTGGACGGCCGACCGGAAGCGGTTCGACGCCTCGAAGAGGGCTTCGGTGACCTTGAGCGTGGCCTTGGGGAGGCCGAGCTTGTCGGCGAGCTGCTGAGCGTTCGCCAGGGGGACGTAGGCCCCGCCGTAGCCGGGGGCCGCGGCGGGGCCTGCGTCCATCGTTCCTAGTCCTCGTTCTCGTCGGAGCCGTCGTGCTCGCCGGCGTCGGACTCGCCCTCGCCGGACGCGTCGCCCTCGGCCGCGGGCGACTCCTCGCCGGCGGGGTCACCCTCGCCGGCGGCGGGAGCGCCCTCCGCCGGCGCTCCCTCGGAGGGGGTCGAACCCTCCGAGGGAGCGGGCGACTGCTTGGCCCCGCGGGTGGCGCGGCCGGCCTTGGTGCCCGCGCTGCGCGGGGCTCGGGCCTTGTTCGCCGGCGGGCTCGTGATGAGCGCCGTGTCGGTCTCCTCCGCCGCCGCCGCGGCGGTCTCGCCGAGGAGGCCGTGCTTTTCGGCGAAGCTCCGGCGGTAGCGGGTGCCGTCGATGTTGACCATGTCAGCCACGATCACGCCCCCATGTTGTCGGTGCCGGTGACCTGCGCGACCGTGATGAGCGCGGGGTCGAGAACGGCCAGGGCGACGCGGCACTCGGCGAGCACGGCGGCGAGGTTGCGGGTGAAGAAATCGAGGTGCGAGTCGGTCGACGTCACCACCGACTGTTCACGGTCGAAGAGGACGGCGGTCGAGAAGTCGCCCACGAGCACCTGCGAGTCGCTGAGCGCGGGGACCTCGATGACCGGCTTGCGCCAGACCGAGGTCTGGCCGGTTCCGAACGGACCGCCGGCGTAGAACTGGCCGGTCTGCATCTGGAGGAGGTCGATGCGCTCGGCGTTCGCCGGGCTCATGAGGATCGCGTTCGCGGTCCCGTAGACGCTCACCTTGGTCAGCGCCTTGCGGATGGTCTGGAGGATGTTCTTGGAGAACGCCTGCTCCTGGAGACCGTTGGTGTTGAGGAGGCCGTCGATCTCCTCGCCCGCGTCGGAGTCGCCGGCGAGCACCTGACGCTCGACCTCGCGCGCGAGACCGTCCCGGAGGAAGTTGTCGATCAGCGTTCGGAGCTGGCTCGCGTCGCTGAGCGCCTTCTTGGTCACGGCGATCCAGTGCGCGATGGTCACGACGGGGGCCGTGATCTTCTCGAACCCGATGGCGCTCTGCGGCTTCTGGCCGGCCTGGACGGGGGTGACGGCCGGGGTGCCGGATCCGATGGGCGCGTCGGTGACGGCCTCGGGGACGCCGGCCGCGTTGTTGGTCGAGCCGCGGCCGAGGCGCAGCACGCGGGCGAACTGCACCGAGTCGGAGTCGGTCTGCCCGATCGTGATGACGTCGCGCATGCGGAGCTGACGCTCGGTCGCCGCGACGGTGGCGAGGCGCTGCGGGTCCCACAGGTTCCCGACGCCGTTGCCGCCGGCCACGCCGGTCTGGAGGAGCGCCTTGAGGGTCGCCTCGACGCGAACGGGGTTCGTCCGCCACTGAGCGCCGCCGGGGATCTGCCCACCGGGGGTGGCGACCGACTTGAGGGCCGAGCGGAACTCGTCGCTCTCGGTGTACAGCTCACCGAGCGAGAGGAGGCGCGACTTGCCGAGCCCCTTGGCGGTCTGCTCGAGGGCGAGGCCGTCGTTGAGGTCGACGGCCTCGGAGGCCGACAGGAAGGTGCGGACCTCGTCGCCGAGCTTGCGCGACTTGGCCTGCTCCTCCGACTTGGCGACGATCTCCGCCGCCTTGGTCATCCGGTCCTGGACGATCGCGCGCTCGTCCTCGGTGAAGTCGCGGTTCTCGGACTCTGCCTTGGCGGCGATGTTCCGGACCTCGACGAGGAGCGCCTCGTGATCCTGCTTGAGCGTGGTGGTCATGTTCCTAGTCCTCCTCGGACGGTAGGGAAAGAGTGTTGGCGAGTAGCCGGATGCTGGCGGGGGAGAGTCCCTTACTCGCGGGCGCTTCATCCGGCTTGCTGGCCGGTTCCTCGCTGGGTGCGCTGGCGGTGTTCGATCCCTGGCCGCTGGGGGCCTGTCGGGACGACTTTACATCGAAGAGGCTCGTTTCTTGGTTCACGCCGACGAGACACGGCCCGACCTCGAAGAGCTTGACCTTGGTGATGTCCATGACCCACCGGTCATCGACCTTGGTCTCCTGCGCTCCGATGATGTCGAACCCGAAGCTCTGTTGACGGAGCCGGCGACCCTTGAGGAGTTTGTAGACCTTCATCGCGTAGGGGTCATCGGTGTCGAGCTGCGCGGTGTACCGGAGGCCGTGCTCGTCCTCGGCGATGTCGGTGACGAAGCCGATGTGCGCGAACGGGTCGGACCACTGGTGCGAGTAGATCGCCGGCACGGGGTCGCCGGACGCCTTCCAATCGGCGAGGGTCTCCTCGAATGCGCCGGGGATCAGTCGCTCTCCGTAGGAGTCGACGTTGTTGAACACGGCGGCGTAGGCGCTGTACTGGCCGGCCTCCAGGCCGTCCTGTCCCTCGGCCTTGAGCTGCGCGAAGTCGAACGCCTTGACGCGGGTCGGATTCTCGAGCGTGTGCATTCGGTTAGACCTTCCGAGCTGTGAGCGGTGCGTTCCTGGCATTATCCATGACTAGTCCGCCGGGCTGAACTCTACTCGGCAGTGACACCACAGGTTCTCTGCGCTGCCGAGCACCGGGTCTCCCGGCCAGCGCCCGCCGTTGGAGAAGAGATCCCCGACGGCGACGGTCTGGCCGTCGAGGTCGGCGTGCCTCGAGTCGGCGGAGTTCGCGTGCCACGTCTTGAGGCCGAGGCCGGCGACGCGGGCGGCGTCGCTCGCTCCGAAGTTGATGGACGCGGTCGCGATCGTCGTCGCGAACTTGTCCGGCCCCTCCGAGCGCAGCGCGGCGAACACGGCCGCAGCCTCGGCCGGCCAGTCGGTGCCGAAGATGGCGACCGCCAGCTTGCGCGACGTCGCCGCGTTGAGCGAGGCGGCGTCACCCTCCGCCGCCTTCCGCAGCCACGCGAGCATGCGCTCGGGCTCGAACTCGGCGGGGTAGCTCTCGAGGACGCTCGACGCGCCCACGGCGGCGAGGCCGAACGAGTGCGCGTAGATGAGGTCGGCAAGACTCGCGTTCTCGCGCTCCGCGTCGAACGAGACGTCGAGCGCCGCCGGCGACGACTCGGAGCCGAGCGCGGCGAGCACGCGCGACTCCTGGCCGGCGAAGTGGGTAGCGAGCGCGGCCGAGAATGCACGCTCCAGGCGGTCGCCGTAGGTCTCGGCCTTGGTGTGCGTCGGCTCGATCGCGCGGCGCTGGTGCAGCGCGGGGAGCGCTGCCTTGGGGCCGGTGTCCGTGGGGCTCGCGAGCCCGCCGGCAATGACGTTGAGCGGCACGATCAGCGCGTCGCCACCCTCGATCGGCGGGAGGTTCAGGAGCTTGCGCGCCTCGTTCCTCGTGCGGATGGGCGCGCCGGTCTGGGTCTGGAGCACGCTCGCCTGCTTCTCCGGCGTCGAGGCGAGGCGCACGGCGAGGTTCTCCTCGATGTAGCGGTCGTCGTCGAGGAAGTCGCAGCGCCGGAGCCCGATGTTGAGCGACTGGCGGAAGGCGATGATCTTGCCGCCGAGCGTCTCCACGTAGAGCTGCTCCTTGAGCGCGTCGATCGAGTTGAAGTTGCCCTCTCGGTAGCCGATCAGCTCGGGCGGGTAGTGCATCGCGATCGAGATCTCGACCTGCGCGGCGAGGCGCGTCTCCCGGTACTCGACCGAAGCGGTGTCGATGCGCGGCGCAGCCTTCAGCTCCATCCCGTCCTCAAGGATCGGGGTCTGACCGGCGCGGGTCGTGCTGTACTCGCGGAACTCCTCGGTGAACCGACCACGCTCGCCGTTCTTGATCCACGCCGGCGCGTCCACGGGGCGCGAGATGTACATCGGGACGCGGGGGCCTCCCTCAAGCATCGAGTCGCGAAACGCTGCGCCCTTCTCCAGCTCGATCGCTGCCTGCTCGAGCGAGTTGGAGATCCCGTAGCCGACGGTGCGGCCGTTCGCGCCGGCGCTCGGGTCGTAGCCGACGTCGAACACGACGCGATCGATCGGGATCGGGAGTTCCTGGCCGCGCGAGTTGAACAGCACGACGTGAGTGATGCGCTCGAGATCGTCGAGCGCGAACGAGATTCGACGGCCGGGGAGGCGGACGAACTCGAGCCGGCCGGCGGCGTCGTACATCGGGAGGAACGCCCACCGGTCGTGGAGCACGTAGTCGAGCTGGAGCGCCTCGATGAAACGGAACTGTCCGCGCCCGCCGCCGTCCTCGAGCGCAGCGGCGACGGCGTCCTCCTCGGCGGCGAGCTTGCGCCGGCCGTTCTTGGTGTCGCGCTCGTACACGTTGAACGGGACCGAGGAGATCCCCTGCGCGATGGCTTCGGCGACGGTGCGGAAGGCGTCGAGCTTGGCGAAGAGGCGGACGGGGTCGGTGTTCTGCTTGCGGTAGCTCGAGGGGAATCCGGGGTTGACGATGAGCCCCGACGCGCGGGGCTCGGTGAGCATGATGATGTCGCCGCTCGTGCCGATGACGCCCACGGTCACAGCTCCTGGAGGTAGGCGACGTGCCGGATCGGGAAGCGCATCGATGCGCCGGTCGCCTCGAACTCCTGGCCGTGTGCGATCTCGACCGCGGCGAGGCGGACGTAGCCGAGGCCGTAGCCGGTGACGGTGCCGCGGAACAGCTCTCCGGTCGTGCTCGTGAGGGCGACGCGCCGCTCCCGTAGTCCCTTGAACATGCGTTCCCTTCCTAGGCCCATGCGACGCCGGCGTCACGGTAGCTCGAGTGAGTCGTAGCGGTGCGCGCGAGCGCCTCGCTCATCGCGGTCGCGAGTGCCGAGATCGGGTCAATCTTGTCACCCGAGTTCTCCTTGTCGGGCTTGACGTTACCGGACGCGTCCGTTGCGACGGCGAGATTGTCGACGCTCCAGCGCACGAGCGGGTTCCCGCCGTGCTCGAGGAACGGGTCGCGCTGGCGTCCGCGGAGGATGAGGCGCTGAACCTCTTTCATCGGGGGCGAGAGCGTGAGGAACCCCTGTCGCACCTTGACGACGGGGAGCCCCTCGTCCTGGAGATCGTTGGTCAGCTGCGTCGCGTTGTACGGGTCGACGCCGAGCGACTGGACGTCGTAGGTCTCGGCGTCGGCGATGATCTGCGCCTTGACGAAGTCGTAGTCGGTGACGTCGCCGGGCGTGAGAGTGAGGAACCCCTTGGGAACCCACAGGCTCGATGCCGCGTTCGCGGTGCGCTGGTCGAGCTTGTCGATCGACGCCTCGGGAGCCCAGACGTGCCACTGCACTCGGTAGCCCTCGCCGTCGTCGAACGGGAAGAGCCAACAGAGCGCCGTGAGGTCGGAGACGCTCGCGAGGTCGAGCCCGCCGAATGCCTCGGCACCTTCCATCTCGTCCGGATCGAACGGCCGGCCGGCGTTCCGATCCCAGTCGCGCAGGAGAATAAACCTCGTCTTTTGGCGGGTGCGGATGCCGAGGTGGAGCCGCTGGAAGGTCGCCAGCTCTGCCGGCGACTGGCGCGCTTTGTCCGACTCCGAGCGCATGTAGCGCGACGTCGGCGAGATCGGATAGCCGGGGTTCGCCTTGGCCCACGTCGCGGGGTCGTGCGGGTCGTCCTTCTCGTCCGCCGCCCACACGACGCCGTAGGTCGAGTGGTCGGTGAATACGCGCTTGGCGAGCTTCTCGATCCGGTCGCGCCGGCGCGCATAGATCGTGTTCGGCTTGCCCTCGTCGGCGGTCGTGATCGTGACCACGAGGGGCTGCGATCGGGAGCCCGTGCCGGTCTCGATCGTCTCGACGAGTTCGGGCGTCTTGTGGATGTGCAGCTCGTCGATGATCGCGCCGTGGATGTTCGCGCCGTGCTGCGCGTCACCGACGCTCGAGACCACGGCGAAGTAGGAGTTGGTGCGCGTGTGGATGATGCGCGAGCCGAGCGTCTTGACCTTGCCCTTGAGCGCCGGCGCGGTCTCGGCGAGCTTCTTGACGGGCTGGAACACGAACGAGGCTTGATCCTTGGTCGTCGCCGCAGCGATCACCTCAGCACCTTCCTCGCCGTCGGAGCACGTCAGGTAGATCGCGAACCCGCCGGCCAGCGTCGACTTGCCGTTCTTGCGGGGGACGTCCACGTAGAGCGTCGTGATGATGCGGACGAGGTAGCCGTCATCGTCCTCGTGGACCCACCCGAACACGGGCGCGATGATGTAGGCGATCTGCCAGGGATCGGGGTCGAGCGGCTGCCCGCCGAGCCGGCCCTTGGTGTGGCGCAGCTCATGGAACACGCGGAGCACCTTGTCGACGCGCTCGGCGTCGAACATCGCGCCGGCCATCTTGCGGGGCTCGGGCGTCTTGATGGCCGGCGGGGCGGTCGGCAGAGCGATCCCGCGGGAGACGAGGAACCACGCGACCTCAGGCGAGAGCTTGAGCCGGCGGGATGTGGCGGCGGAGGGTAGCTCGGCGTTGGGGTCGGGTGGGGTGCTAGAAGAGGTCACCCGTGTCGGCCGGGTTGGCGTCGGCGGCGAGCTTGTTCTCGGCCGCGGGGGTTAGCCCGAACTCTGCGCACCACCCGCGGAACTCGCGAGCGGCCTCGGCCTCGACGCGGACGATCGGGGCGACGCCGATTCCCTGCGACGTCGCGGCGAGGAGCCCGTCGCCGTCGATGCCTGCGCTGAATCGGACGCGGTACATCTTGGCCGCGCGCCATCTCGAGTAGCTCTCGCACGCCGCCTCGAGCGCGAACGCGTCGAGGGGCTTGAGGACGTTGAGACCGCCGATCTCGTTGACGATCGAGTCCCACATCCGGGACGCGTCGTCGGTCAGGCCGTCCGGCTTGTCGGGCACCGAGCGCGCGAATGCGACCGTGGGCGCGATCTCGCGACCGCCGCTGTCGCGACCGTTGCCTCGGCCCTTGACGAGCTTGAGCGCCGGCGGTGCCGGGGTCCGTCCAGCGTTCGCAGCCATGCCGGCATCCTCTCTAACGGGGTTCTTTCTAACGGAGTTATTTCCTGAGCCGATCTCATCCAAGGGGGGTCCCCGTTCTGAGATCTTGCGCGTCCAGAAAACCAGACCGGCCCCACCGGGGGGAGGGCTGGAGATCTAGACTCCCCTACCCCCTGGGGCCTGCCCATTCTACGGGCGGCACCCCGGCCCTGGAGGGGGTGGGGGTGGGGGTGGGGGCCGGCACTACTCGCGATCGGGCTTGAACTGGCCTCGTGCCGCTGCCCGGCGTGCTCGGCGCTCTGCTGCCTCGCGCTTGGTCTTGTCGATGTGGCACGGGTCCTCGTGGATGGCGGCGAGGTTGGCCGGATCCGTCCGAGCTCCTCCGAGCTCGATCGGGATGATGTGGTCGACGTTGTCCGCGCCGGTCAGGTGACAGACGTAACACACGTACTCGTCACGCTTGAGGATGCGGCGGTGTAGCTCCTGCTGCTTGGATCCGGACAGACCGTAGCGCTCCTGCGTGGAGGCCCGACCTGCCCACGGCTTGCGCTGGTGCTCGGGGTTGGCGCACCGGCCACGGTCGAGGGCGATGCGGCCGCAGCCGGAGACGGTGCAGCGGGTGGGGGCTGAGGTGGGGGGCACCCCCCTACCCTCGCACGCACGACAAGGGGGGCCGATGCTAAGCACCGGCCCCCCTCTTCCTGACCCCTCAGGACGGGCAGTCGTGGAGACCTTCCGTCGGAGACTCTACCGGATCAGCGTTCGATCACGCGCCCCTCACTGTCCAGGCACAGCACCACGCGGCCCGTGCTGTAGCTGTGCCCACCGGCGCGCTCGCACGCGGTCTCTCGTGCCGCATCGCTCGATGCGCCGAGAGCCCACGTGATCGCGGCGAGGAGGATGAGCGCGAGGATCCCGAGGCCGAGGATCCCTGCTCTCGACGAGGACAGGCCAGGCGATGCGGGCTGAATCATCGAGGGGAGTTCCGGACCCGGGTCTCCGACAGGGCCGGCCTCGTCCCACGGTGGCCGGCTCATGAGGCCGGCTTCTCGAGCGGCGGGATCGGGGTGATCTCGAGGCGGAAGTGTGCAGCGAACGGGGCGTCCTCGGTGTAGTGGATCTCAGGCACGGTCGGCTCGAGGTAGCGAGGGTCGTCGTCCGGGATGATCCCGAGCTGCTTGATGGCCGGCCCGGTGCGATCGATGCCGGCCCCTCGCTTGCGCCGGCCGATGGTCAGGTCTCGGAGCCCGTCGACGAGCGCCTTCTCCAGCGGGGCGAGGTTACTCGCGTCGCGCTTGCGCTCGAGCACAACCTCCCACACGAGGTGAGTCCGGATGCGCTGCTGCTCAGGGATGACGTCGCGGGTGAGGAGCCGGCTGAGATCGCGCACCTCGCGGACCTGCCGAGCGTGGGCGTTCACCTGTCCCCGACCGCCGTTCGCCGGGAGGGGGTTGAGTTCCCACGGGAGGTGCAGCTCCCACCCGACGACGACGCCGTCCTCCGAGATCTCGACAGTGTGCGGCACGCGAGGGTTCTCTCCGAGCGGCGCTGTGCGCCCGCCTCGCGCGATGGCGCGCCTCGACGTCGTCACTGGCCGGCCTCGGGCGTGGGCTCGTCGGAGAGGCGCACATGCACGCTCCACGGCACGGTTCCCTCGGGGCCGGACGGGTTGCCCTCGATGCGGTCGGTGACGTATCGGCCCGTGCCGTTCGGGACGACTTGCTCGATGAGCTGCGCCGATCGCGCCTCGATGGTGCGCGCCGCGTCGAGGGCTCGCCACAGGTGGTAGATCGAGATCGACGAGACCTCGGCGGTCAGCGTGTACCTACGGCGAGCGCCGTTCTCCTCGGTGTTGGCTTGGATGGTGGGGGCTGCGTTGAGGTCGGGGTCGATGCTGGCGATGTAGCCGGCGACTATCTCCGCTTGCTCGGCGCGCTCCTCGGGGGTGCTGCTCCAGTCGTGGGCGCGTTCCCACTCGGTGAGGCCGACCTCGATTCGGGCGATGAGTTCGCGGGCGTAGGCGCGGTCGACGACGTCGGCGGTCATCCAGTCGGGGCGGAAGTCCTGGGGGATGGTGTGCAGCATGGCGGCGCTGAGGATCTGCCGGGCGTGGTCTCTCCACATCTCGGCGCGGTTGGTGTCCTCGACGACCATCTCGGCCCACGAGTATTCGCCTGGCAGGCCTTCGGGCTCGAAGAGGGCTCGGGCTGCGCGCTCGACGGCCTCCTCGTTGAGCTGGCCGGCGGGCTCCTCGGCGAGGGGGACGTCGGGGGTGACGAGCGGGGTCCCGTGGTAGGTCTCGGCCTGGACGGGCGCAGCGGGGCCGCGCTGGATGTCCTCGTCTGCGGCGAGCGCCGTGACATCGCGCTCAGCGATCTCGGGGAAGGTGCCGGCGAGGGGGGCGTCGTGGGCGCGGAGGGCGTCCTCGCAGTCGCCGAGGATGCGGATGATCGTCTCGCTCAGGTTCGATCCCCACAGCGAGCGCTTCTGCGCGATGGCGTGGCGGATGTTCCTGCCGGCTTCTCGCATGTAGTCGGCGTCGGCCTCGTTCTCGGGGATCCCCTTCGGGCCGTAGGGGACGTGCGGCCGGCGGATGGCGATCTCGTCGGGGCGGACGTCGAGGGGGCGGGGGCGGACGGGCTTGTCGGGGAGCGGGCAGACGTGAGTCTGCGCCCACCGGATCGGGGCCTCGGCGACGGCCATCTCGTCGTGGACGCTGGCGATGGCGTCGTCCTCGCCGGCGTGCTCGTCGATGACGCTCTGAGCGAGGCTCTGGACGGCCGTGATCGCGGCGATGGTGTCGGGGCGGTCGGCCCATCCCGTCGCCTGCCGCGACAGGTAGGCGGCGAGCGAGGTGATGATGCCGGCGGCGGCGAGGGGGCGTCCGTCGCGGATGTAGGTGAGGGCGAGCGAGATGAGGTGCTCGCGCCCGTGGGCGTCGTCGTGCGCAGCGTCGTAGCCCTTGGCGAACGCCTTGTGCAACTCGTCCTCGATGTCCATCTCGAACCGCACGTCGACCGCGGACGGCGGGACGCTGATGCGGGCGAGTTCCCTGGCGAAGTGGGAGTCCTCCTCGACGTGGACGAACGCGTTGGGGTCGCGGCGCTGGAGCGTCGCGATGACGTCGTGAACGCGGATCAGTTGGGTCATGATGTGGCCTCTCGTGAGATGTTCATCCGGGCGGGCTGCCCGGCGGTCTGATTGCCGGCGCGGTCGTAGACGACGACGTGCGCGGTGACGGTGGTGATGGTCTCCCCGTCGCGGAAGGCATGCGGCGGGACGGGGATCTCGGGTGCAGCGTGGACGATGTCGCTGAGGCCGGCGAAGTCGAGGCGGCAGAGCTGGACGTCGGTGTCGCCGGCCGAGGCGTTGAGCATGCACCACTCGCCGGGCTTGAGCTTGAACTCGGCGTCGGGGCGGTACTCGATCGCAATCCGCGCAGCGCGGGGCGAGGTGCACTCGAGGGGCCGGATGACGAGCGAGCCCGTCGGCGCGGTCGGCGGAGTGATGTCGTCGGGGCGGAGCTGGAAGGCGTCGGCGTGCGCCGGCTGCTTACGCTTCCACGGGTCGGAGATCTTGACGAGGGGACCGTCGATGTCGAGCGTCCCGTCCGACGAGGCGAGGCGAGCGAGGATCTCGACCTGACCCTTGGCGCTGGCGAGGAGATTCCGGACGTCGAGGTCGAACACGCCGCCTCGGAGCCCGGTCGCCTCGATGCCGTCGGCCGCGATGTCGAAGAGTCGCACCTCGACCTCGCCGCGGGTGCGGTCGTCGTAGAGGGCGACGATCTCGACCTGCGTCCGGCCGATGCTGGGGATCCCGACGAGAGCGGGGAAGCTCACGGGGATCCGGCCCGACTGGAAGCTCTCGGCGCTGAGGGGCGAGGAGAGGGTGAGCGTGTACTCGGTGGCGAAGTCCTCGACCGAGACCGAACGCTGATAGACGGTCTCGTCGCCGATTGTGACCGTGTTGTGCGGGATCCCGAGGTGCTCGAGGAGTCCGTGCACGCCGGCGCGGTCACCCTCGTCGAGGGTGTCGATCGCCTCGACCACCTCGGCCGGCGTGACCGTCTCGACCTCGTCTGCGGCGAGCGCCGTCTCGACCGCGGCGGCGTGCTCAGCGGATCCGGACTCGGGGAGGTACTCGACGCCGGGGGTGAGCGGGGAGCTGTGCTCGACGTCGGGCTCGGGGGTCTCCTCCTCGGGGAGCTGGGTGAGGATGGCCCAGCGGAGGGCCTGGCCGATGCCGGACTCGGGCTCGAGCGTCAGCGTGCGGAGCTGCGCGGGGGTGGTGTAGCTCGGGTCGTCTCCTGCCGTCATGGCGTGGATGTAGTCGCGTCCCTCCTGGAGGAGCTGCTCTCTCGTGACCTTGGGGAGCGCGTAGAAGGCGGCGCGGTCGGATCGGGGGGCCGGGAGGGGGTAGAGCGCGGCGTCGGAGATTCGGAGGTCGGTCGTGGGGGCGTCGGCTCCGATGGCGGTCGTGACGTCGTCGTAGCCGAACTGGGGGCCGACGTCGATCGTGTACGGGTCGGGCTCGGCCGCGGGCGACGGCTCGGCCGGCGTGTTCGCGTAGTTGAGCGCCTCAAGGTGACGGTCGAGGGGGACGAGTGCGAGGGCGACGGCGAGGATCGGGATCGGCGTTCCGAGGAGCTGCTCGGCGCGCTCGCTCAGCGCGTGCATCTGCTCCTCGCTGTCGAACCCGAGCACGCGGAACGCGTCGGGGACCTGTGCGATGGCGAGCGTCTCGTGCAGGGCGACGAGCGTCTCGGGGCGGCGGGTGTCGTAGCTGCGGAGGTTCATGCGGTCGGCTCCCCGGCGTCGCGCTGCGCGACGAGGTCGAGGCGGTCCGCGCGGGCGACGGTGAGTCGGCGGATCACCTCGACGGCTGCCTCGTCGGTGAGGACGTAGCGGTCGGAGTACGTTGGGCGGTCGCCCTCGGCGTCGGCCTCGACGTTCAGGAGGCCGGCGATGTCGAAGGTGATGAGGAACTCGTCGCCGTCGAGCACGGGCTCCACGGCTTCGGCGCGCATGACGCCGGCGTTGAGCATCGTGACGTGTCGGACCTCGGAGTTGATGACGAACAGGTCATTGGGGGAGTTCAGGTCAGGCATAACGGGGTTCTCCTATCGGGTGGACGTGCGGGGGAGGGCGAGGATCTTGGTGTTCAGGTCGACGACGATCCGCTCGGTCACGGTGCCGTAGCGGAGGATCAGCTTGCGATAGGCGCGGATCTGCGGGTCCGGCCCCTTGGTCTCGACCACCTCGCCCGGCGCGTAGCCGACGAGCACGCCGGCGTGAGTGCCGGCCGACGGGTGGTCGCGGTACCGGAACGCGTCGCCGGCGATCTCGATCGTCCGGCCGAGGTCGGCGAGCCCGAGGTGCCGGGCGGCGAGGGTCTCGGGCACGGGGAACTCCTCAGCCGCGGCGAGGGGCGGGAGGCCGACGTAGGCGAGCGCGTCGGCGATCGGGACCCCGCTGTCGATGAGGCGGATAGCACGCTCCTCGTTGGTGAGCACGAACGGGCTCGAGACTCCGGAGCCGCCGGCCGGCGGTGTCGTCGGGGGCTGCGGCGAGCGCCGACGAGGGTTGCGCCGGCTCATGCGTCATTCCCGGGCTGGTCGGGGGTGCGCTCGGCGACGACGGTCGGGCTGTAGGGCTTGAGCGGGCCGGTGTGGTGCTGGATCGCTCCGCTCGAGCCGGCGGGGACGGCGATCGTGACGCGGGCGTCGGGGTTGCTGCGGCTCCACAGGAGCCCGGTCGCCATCGCGCGGCGGACGTCGGAGGGGCGGCTCGAGGCGGCGGAGATCTCGATCGCGCTGACGCGGGCGGGCTCGCCGGTCTCCACATCGTTCGGGTCGGCGGGGACCTCGCCGAGGCGGGCCTCGATCTCCTCGCGCTGGAGCTGCTGCTCGCGGCCGGTGTGGCGCTGCGCCTGCTCGGCGGCGATCTGCTCGAGCTTGACGGCGGCGTTGATCTGCTCACGGATCTCGGCGATCTTGCCGAGGGGGAGCACGCCGGCCGTGATGAGGTCGGCCATCGTGAGGTGCGCGATCAGCTCGGCGGGGATGGTGAAGAGGCGACCGATGCTCCACAGCTCGGAGTCGGTCAGCTCGCGGTGCTCGCGCTCGGCGTCACCGATGACGAGGAGCACCGAGGCGACGGTCACATCGCTCAGCCGGCGCTCCGAGATCCGCTGCCCGACGAGGAGCGCGGCGCGGCCGGAGGGGGTGTTGATGTCGAGCGCCATGCGGTCGGCGGCGGAGCCGAGGGCTGCGCGGACCTCGGGGTTGGTGGTGTCTACCGTCATTAGAAGAGTCCGATCTGTATCGAGGTGGGCGGTGCGGTCGGGGTGGTGGTCGGGAACGGCCGGCATGCGCGGCACGTGCGGCGGTTCTCCCACTGGCGGGGGAACGTGTCGCCGTGGCTGCGCTCGAGCGTGTAGAGCTGGCCGGCGGGGATGGTGCCGGCGCACGAGGCGCACGCGTAGCTCTGGCGCGCCTCGTGGACGGTCTCGGTCACGCCGAGGTGAGGAACACGGCCACGCCGAGCGCTAGGAACAGGCCAGCGGCGGTGCCGAGGAGAACGGCGATGACACGAGCTGCGCGGCCGTCCTGGTCGGAGAGGGTGAACGCGGCGAGGAACAGGAGCGCCGCGCCGCCCACGATCCGAAACGCGGCCTCGAGCGGCGTCACCGGCGGCGGTGGCGTCGGGCGTGCCGGGCGGGCTCGCGGACGGGGTAGCGGAACAGGTGCGCCGTCGCGGCCTCGACGAGGGCGACGATCGCGATGATGACGAGCACGATGACCATGAGCGCCACGAGCGCCTGCGCCTCGCTCACTGGATGACGCGGGGGTCGCCGGCGGTCGCGCGCCGAATGCGGATCGCGATCTGCGCCGACTTGACGGCGTCGGACGCGGCGAGCGCCGTCGCCTCGTCGGCGGAGGGTCGACGTCGGGCGAGGCGGGTGTTCGCGCGGGTGAGGTCGAACAGGGTGACCGAGGCGCAGTGCTCGCAGAGCGAGACGTCGCCGCGGCGGGGGTTCTTCCGGTCGCCGGTGATGTCGATGAGGGACTCGTCGGCGAACGGGCGGCGGCAGTCGAGGCACTTCTCGTTCTCGGCGACGGGGATGAGGCCGGCCGCGCCGGCGATCTCCCATGCGGTGCGGAGCTTGCCGGCGTCGTCGCGGGCGCGGTTGGCGGCGCGGTTCATCATGGTCATCGCGCGGCCCATGCGTCCGGTGTCCTCGGCGAGGTCGGGCATCATGCGGAGGAGGAAGTCGCGCAGCTCGTCGGCGTCGGCGGTCGAGTCGTCGGGGCTGGCGTGCCGGCCGGCGGGGGCGAGCTGGAGGCCGTGCGCCGTCTTGCGCTGGATGGCGTCGCCGCCGGCGGCGAAGTCGGCGAGATCCTGCGCCTCGGTGGCGGCGCGGCCGAGGGGCGAGCCGTAGCCCTGTTCGGCGGGGTCGCGCTGGACGACGCCGGACGACTGGAGGTAGTCGTCGGCGCGGCGGCTGGCGTAGTCGGCGCGGGCGTCGTCGTAGCTGATGGGCTCGTTCATGAGGGGTTCCTGTCTGTGCGGGGTCGGCGGTGCTTGGCGGAGAAGGCTCGGGATCGGTCGAGGGCTGCGGCGAGCGCCTCGAGGCTGACGTCGCGGCGGGTGGCGACGGGCTCCTCGCGGGCGAGGATGTCGGCGACCGAGCCGAGCGAGCGGGGCTCGAGGTCGACGTCGGCGGCGGGGGCGGCGGGCTCGGCCGGCGGGAGGAACACGACGGCCGGGGCCGGCCCGTCCGGGCGGTTGGTGGGGGTCATGGGTCGAGTCTAATGCGATTCGCGGAGGGGCGTCTACACACCCGTCCCGACGATCTTGACGATCGGCGCGCCCTGCTGATTGATGACGGGGAAGCTCATGAAGTGGAGCTTGAGCGCGAACGCGGATCGGTCCATGTAGGCGGCGTGTAGCCACTCAGAGAGGGAGATCGCGGCCTCGCTGGCGCGGTACTCGACATCGACGCGATGCACGCGGTAGGCGTAGCGCTCGAGCCGGGAGAGACGCCTCCAGACCGGGAAGCGCTCGAGGTCGACGCCGAGCGGCGTGCGGCGGGCGAGGAGGATTCCGACGCGGATCGCGAGGGCGCGGTTCGGGGTCAGCTTGGTCATGAGATCTTCCGGTTCGGTCGGCGCGGGTCGCGGTCGGGGGTGGTCGCGTAGATCCACGCGGAGAGCGCGGCGCGGGCGAGGTCGAGGAGCACCTCGGGCTCGGTGCGGTCGGTGGTGACGGTCGCGCCGAGGGTGACGATCTCGACGCTCCCCTTCGGAACGGCCGGGTTCTTGCTGCGGAGCGGCAGGGGGCCGACGGCGATCTCGAGGCACTCGCGGAGGCGGTCTCGGTCGCCGGCGAACAGCTCGACCCACGCCGGCACGACGCCGTCGGGGAACAGTTCGGAGGGCTCTATCGGGGTCACGGGGTCTCCAGCTCGGGGACGGCCGGCGCGACGCTGTAGGGCGGCGTGCCGGGGGGAGGGGTCAGGTCTGAGGGGGTGAGGATGCCGGCGACGATCGAGACGCCGAGGACGAGTGCGAACGCGAGCGCCCACACTCGCACCTCGGCGCGGCTCATCGTCGCGGCTCGGGCGGGTAGCCGGTGCCGCCGAGCACCTCGCGCTCGGGGCGTCGGAACGCGAGGTCCGCGGGCGTGACACTGGCGGGCTTGCCGGCGGGGACCTCGGCGGGCGCGCTCTCGGGAGCGGCCTCGGTCTCGAGGCGGACGATGCTGACGACTTCCTCGCGGGCGACGGCAAGGACGATCGCGTTTCCCTTGGTGAACTCGACGAGGCGCGAGTCGGGGTCGTAGGCGAAGCCGTCGGCGTCGGCGGTCAGCTTGACGGGCCTGGTGCCGGCCTGCGAACTGAGGGTGATCTCGTGGGTCGTGTTGCTCATGGTCGAGCCTTTCGGGTGAGGCGGCGCGGTGCGCCGGCGATGACGTACACGGCGAGCGCCGCGACGACGAGGGCGAGGATCTTGAGCACGGGGTGCTCCTCTCGGGGGTGGGGCCGGCCGCGTCTCTGCGGCCGGCCCGGGGTGGCTAGGCGATCTCGGCGGGGATCGCGCGAGCGGTGTACAGCTTGTTCTGGAGGGACTTGAGCTGCGCCTCGGCGAGGTCGGGGCGGCCGGCCCAGCCCTCGACGCGCCAGCCGACGATGGTGGAGCGGCGGAGGGCCTTGAGTGCGTCGATCTCGGCGATGTGCTCGGCGCGCTTGGCCTCGTCGGTGATCGAGCCGGTCCAGGACTCGAGGACGCGGATCTTGTAAGCGGCGGTGACGGCGACGGCGATGACGTGCGAGTAGGTGCGGCTGGCGGAGTTGCGGGTGACGATCTGGCCGTCGGGGAGGGTGGCGGTGTGCTTGTTCATGGTCTCGCTCCAGTTCTGAGGGGGTCTGTCTAACTGAGTTAGACGATACGGGATCCGGGCGGCGAGTGCAAGTCCGCCGCCCGGATCCGGTCAGAGCGTCGAGGCGAACGAGATGAGGCGGGCGCAGACCGGGCAGTCGACCGCGGCGATGTGGTTGGTCGCCCAGTAGGTCGCGAACTCGGGGAGCGGGCGATTCGTCCAGCACAGCGGGACGCCGTGCTCGCCGGCGACGAGGTGCATCTCACCCTCGGGGACCTGCGGGTTGCGGGTGGTCAGGAACGCGAGGTAGGCGTCGGAGAGGGCCGAGCCGTCGGGGACGATCGCGTAAGCGCCCATCGCGTCCTGTCCGGGGAGCGCGAGGGTGTCCCACACGTACTCGAGCACCTCAGCCTCGGTCTCGTCGTCGAGGAACCCGCCGGAGCGCTGGTCGGCGACGATCAGCTCGATCTGCTCGGGGGTGGCGTAGTGGCGGCGGGCGGTGCTCTCGCCACAGCGCGGGCAGAACGGCGAGAGGACGCCGTCGACGGTGTGCGTCGCGTGGCCGTAGGCGGCGCAGTGGTCGGCGTGGCCCTGGGTCACGACGTCGCCGGAGACGGCGGGGTAGCTGAGGGCGTAGCGCTTGCTGTCGGTCATGGTGTGCCTTTCCGTCGGGGTCAACGTGTCTAACTTGATTAGACAATACGGGTTCAGCCGGCGGTGCGCAAGTCGGCCGGCGACGGGAGCGGCCGGCCGTGCGAGTGCGGGTCCGTCCGCTCGCATCGGTCGCACGAGATCCAGCCGGCGCGCTCGCGCTGCGCCGCGGCGTTGCGCGCCATCGCCCGGAAGATCTCGAGCTGACCCGCCGGCGAGATCAGGTAGTGCGTGCCGCCGCCCTTGCCGTTCAGCCCGACGGGGCGAGCGAGCTTGCGCAGCACGAGATCCTCGACGCTCGGGACGGGGACGAGATCGGCGGGAGGGGTCATCGGTCGAGATCCGTTCGTCTGCGGGGCTTGCGCTACCCGCTCGGGTCTGGCACTCGATCACTATCGAGCCGGTGGCGGAGCCACCTCCCCGACGGCGTAGCCGGCGCTCAAGTCGGGCGGCGCAGCCGCTCGCACTCTCGTCCTGGTCGTGAGGGGTGAGAGCGAGGCTACCCGCGCCGAGCGCGCAGCGCGAGCCCTGAGCGGAGCGGGTGGTCAGCGGGCGACGAAGTCGCTCGCGATCTCCCCCGAGGAGCCCGGAGGGCGACGAGCCCCTCGCGTACTGGGGTCGCCCTGGGTAGCTATTGATAATGGTTATTCAGGAGTAGTTATAAGCGCCGGGCTACCCGACGCCGGTAAACCCGTCGTCGGTCGTCGGTCTAACGCGGTTCTCTCCACAGGCGTTCCCACAGGTTGCTAACAGGGTTATCCACAGGGTGTGGACGCACGAAAGAGGCCGGCCCCGCGGTGTGCGGTGCCGGCCTCTCTGTGCCGTTCTGAGCGCCTAGGGGGTCATACCCACTGCTCGACCCACTGGCGCTCGAATCGTTCGTAGACGGGGCGCGGGTGGGTCGTCCAGTGCTCGCGCAGCTCCTCGCTCGCGTAGGCGTTCGCGGTCGCCTCGTTGCCGAGGAACAGCGAGTAGGGCTCGATCTTGGCCGCGATCCCCCGCCGGCTGAGTAGCCGGCCCCTCGTCGCCTCCTCGGCTGTCGCGTAGGCGGCGGCGCGGTACTCCTCGAATGCCTCCCGGCACGCTGCGTAGTCCTCCAGGAACCGCGCGTAGAGCGCCGAGCGCCGCCGGGTCACGGTGACGGCTCGACGTCGCTGAGGGGCACGAGGGGGCCGTTCTGGGGGGTGTCGTAGATCTGCGCCTCGGTCGACCACTTGCCGGACTGCTTGTCCTGCGATTTCTTCCGGACGAGGTAGCCGGCATCCTCGAGTTCGCGGAGACCGGAGCGGATGCCGTCACGGCCGTCACGGCGAGCGTGCATCGAGCGCGCGAGGATCTCCGAATTGGTCCGCCACTCAGGCGGACGGCTCAGGAGATACGCGAGGAGCCCCCTCGCCTTGAACGAGAGAGATCCGTCCTCATGTAGCGCTGTCGGCAGTGACGTCCACCCGTGCGGGTTGTGCTGCCGAACGATCAGCATTCGACGCGGCCTCGCACTCCCGGGAGCCTCCAGAACTCGTCACGGGTGACGTCGTCCTCGATGCCGGAGCACTCGCCCTCGCACTGAGTGCAGCACACGTCGTATCGGGTCGCCGGGCACAGGGGCTCGCCGTCCCAACTGTTCGGGTGGCCGTCGGGGTCGTCCTCCCAGCCGTCGGCCGGCTCGACGTGCCCGAGGGCGAGGCACTGCGGCGAGCCCGCCTCGTGAGCGAACCATCCGTCGAGGTCGTGGTTCTTCCTCTCGCGCTCTCGGTAGTTCAGCGCCCACCCGACCTCGTCGAACCAATCGACGTCGGCGACGGGCCGCTCGGCGCTGTAGCCGTCGATCTCATCCGAGGCGCGGCCCAGCTCGCGGGTCACGCTGCGACCTCGGCGAGCGCCGCCCGGATCGCGGTGCGGAAGGCTGCCAGCTCGGCCCCGAGGACGACGTCGGTTCCGGCGTCGAGGTCGAGGCGGTCGAGGGTGTCGCGCAGCTCGGCGCGTTCGGTCTCGTCGCCGGCGGCGAACGAGGGGTAGGCGGCGGCGTCGGACTCGTCCCACGTGCGGAGTCGCCACAGCGTCGAGGGGTTGCCGGCGGTGGTCTGGCCCTTCTCGTCGGGGACGGGCTCGACGAATCCCCAGCGGACGAGTTCGGAGCGGCGGGTGCGGAGTCCGGACTCGGAGATCGACTCCCAGGCGTAGCCGCGGGCTGCGCCCATCCGGACGCGGTAGTGCCGCATCATCGCCTGGTCGGTCATGGGGCCGCGGCGTGCCATGAGGTAGACGACGCGGAGGTGCGAGGGGCGGAGCTGGAGCGGCCGGCGGGCGTCCTCGAGCCGGTCGCCGACGGCGCGGAGCACCTGCGAGGCGTGGGCGAGCTTTCTGGCCGCGAACGGGTCGGCCATGCGCTGCGCCTGGTCGCCCTGGAGGCGGAGGGCGAGGGAGCTGTCGCGGAGCTGCTCGGGGGTGATGTCGTCGGCGACGACGACGGTGATTCTCGTACTCATGAGGGGTCGATCCTTTCGGGGGTCATTCGCTGTAGGGGTGCCACTCGCTGCGCGAGAGGTGTAAGTCGGGGCCGTTGGCCGTCATGCGGAGAGTCCAGCTCGAGCGGTCGCGCGAGATGTAGATCGCCCTGAACACCTCGTGTCGCCAGCCGTCTCGCGTGAGCTGCCAGCGGATGAGGTCGATCTTGGTTCCGCGGCTGGCCTTCTCGGTCACCGCTGGAGGCGGATCGCGAGGGCGAGGAGCTGGCGGAACGGCGTTCGTCGGGAGATCTCCTCGGCGAGCGCCGCCGTCGCCTGCGCGACGTTGCAGAGAGCGCCGATGACCATCTCGTCGTGGACGGTCGCGGGGGCGTTGCAGAGCTGGCACACGGGGCCGACGAGCTGCTCGAGGGCGTGGGTCTCGCGGATCTCCTCGCCCCACGCGGCGAGCGCCTCCTCGCGCTTCTGGTCGGCGATGCGGGCGCGCTTGAGGTAGCCGTCGCGCGCGGCCGTGGCGGCGTAGACGCGGCTCTCGCTGCTCGAGCGGACGGGGGTCGTCACGGCGCTCATTCGCTGTACCCGGGGAGCTTGCATCCGCAGTAGTCGTCGGCGATGCCGGGGCGACGTCGGGCCTCGTGCATGGCGTGGTGGTTCTTGTGCGCGAGGTAGCCCATCCCCTCGATCGTGTCGGCGGCGAGCTGCTGCTCGGACGCGGAGGATCCGGCGATGGCTGCGGCGACGGGGGCGTCCTGATTGAGCGTGCTGAGGAACAGGGCGTAGACGTTGCGGGTGCACTGGTCGGCCTCGCCCTCGGAGAGCGCGGCGTCGGAGTCGGCCGAGAGCGACCACGTGCCCTTGTCGGGCGCGTCCTCGTTGAGCGGGCTGGTGTAGCCGTGCGCGCTGCGGTGGAAGCTCGCCGCCATGAACGAGAGCGCGAGGAGGACGAGCGCGGCCTCTTTCGCGTTGTGGACGTTCTCGTTGAGGTAGGCGGTGAGTGCGTCGCCGTCGAGTGCGACGACGATCGGGAGGAGATCGACCGGGGCCGTCTTGATGAACTCGGGGGTGCTCTGGATGGGGTCGGGCTCGGGGTGAGTCATGACGTGACTGCCTTCTCGCTGAGGGGGTCGAACACGTAGACGAAGCCGTCTCCGTGGGGGTCGGTGGTGAGGTAGTAGACGACGTCGACGATCGGCAGGAGCGCCGACGCGTTGGGCGGAGCTGCCAGGACGAGCGCGCCGTTCAGGACGCGGAGGTGGAGGTGACTCGGCGGGAGCGCGGGGTCGACCTCGCGGCCCGTCATCGGGTCGATGTGGAGCGCGTACTCGTGACCGTCGAGCGGGCCGGCGACGAACGCGGCGACGAACGGGTCCACGTCACTCCTCCGCGATGGTGAGCTGTGCGATCGAGAGGCCGTGCCGGTTGGTGAGGTCGGCCATCTTGAACGGGACGGACCGGCCGCGGACGACGCTGTCGGCGGGGAGAGCACGCGTGCTCTCGACGAGGTCGCGCAGCTCGGCGAGGGTGACGATCTCGCCCTCGGCGGTGACGGAGACGGAGCGGTCGAGTGCCATGCGCTCAGCTCCCGGCCGAGATGAGGCCGAGATCCACGAGGGTCTGCCCGTCGGGGAAGTCGAAGAGGACGGCGACATCGACGTCCAGCTCGGCGGCGAGGGCGAGCGCGGTCGCGCCGGCGGTGTCGGGGCGGTGGCCCTCGCAGAGCTGGCCGACGCGCGAGGGGTGGATCTCGACGCGCTCGGCGAGCTTGCGGAAGGTGAGACCGCGGCTCTTGATGAGGGCTCGGAACGCGTCCGGGTCCTTGAGGTGGAGGGTGGTGGTCGGCGACAGGGGCACGGGAACCTCAGTTCAGGGGGTCAGGGGGAAGAACTGAGTTAGATACTACGGCGAGCGCCGGCGGTGTGTCCACTCCGGACGCACGAGAGCCCCCGTCGAAGGCTCAGGACGTCGGGGGCTCTCTGTGCGGTCAGCATCGCCGCGGGGCGACTCTACTCGCGAACGCGGATGGTCTCGACCGGGATGGCGGCGAGGCCGGCGAGGTGCTCGGTGATCCACGCGTTGACGCCGGGGATCGCCATGATGCGGGTGACGGCTCCGTGGACGGCGATGATCTGCGCACCGGCGAGGGCGAGCCACTGGGGATCCCAGTAGCCGAGGACGATGGCGACGATCTCGGGGGCCGCGAGCCCGAATGCCACGAGGAGCTGCACGACGGAGCGGAGGGTCGTGCGGTTCGGGTTCGCGACCTGCGTCGGGGTGGCGGTGGACGCGAGGACGAGGTCGCGACCGCCGGGTGTGGTGACGGTGACGGGGAGGGTGGCGGGGCGCTCGTCGGCGGCGATGCGGGCCGACGTCCATTCTGACGCGTGCATGGGGATCCTTTCGGGTTGGGGTTACTTGTCGGACGGCTTGTCGACGAGCGCCTCGCGCTCCTCCTCGGTCAGCTCGTTGGAGCCGCCGTTGTGGACGCGATTGACGTAGCCGAGGAATACGCGCTTGAGGGTGAACACGCGGGCGCGGGCCTCCTCGAGATCGTTCTCGAAGGCGTCCATCCGAGCCCAGACCTGCGCCATCGTCGGGATGCGCGCGGCGCGGTCCTTGCTGGCGTTGATGATGAGCGCCGTGATGAGGCCGAGGACGGCCGTGACGACGACGGGGATGAGCGGCGTGAGGTCGATAGCGGGCGCTGCTGCGGCCTCGGCGATCGATGGGGCGAGGAGGACGGCCGGGCTCATTCCTTGACCGCCCGGGACGTGCCGTCGGCCTTGCTGCCCTCATAGCGGGCGGAGATGACGAGCCGGCCGACGGGGAACACGAGCGCGGCGAAGAGGAGGATCGCGAGGGCCTGGCGGGCGGTGTCGCCCTCGATGGCGAGAACCGCGATCGAGTAGAGGTAGGCGGCGGTGAAGGCGATGACGGTGAGCGAGCCGGCCAGCTCTACGCGATTCCACGGGGGCGTTTCGCCGATGAACCCGATGAGGCCGGCGAGGCTGCCGAGCACGAGCGCGACGGCCCAGAACGGGCGGTAGCCCTCCGGTGAGCTGAGGTCGAGCGAGGGGACTCCGGAGACGAAGGCGACGGCCGCGAACCCGGCGTAGAGGAGATAGGTCGCGTGTCCGCACCAATACGGGAGGACGAGGACGCGCGGGCCCTGGGGGCCGCGCTGCCCCCTCCGGCGATCCGTCTTGCGCTGGGGTTCGGTCATGCCGTCCATCGTCTCACGGGCACGCACAGAACCCCCCTCCGAGGAGGGGGGTTCTGTGGTCCGTGTCCGACTGCAAGCCTGGCCGCCCAGGAGGAGGACGATCCCCGGTCAGGTGTTCACGGCCCTATCTCAGGTCGGTCCGTTTCGCGAATTTTTCTGGCCGTGAGGCTCAGAGAGCTGAGTTCCGCCGTGGGAGAGAACCTAGCGGCTCCCGCCGGCCGGCGTCAATACGCGATGTTCAGCGTGCGGGCGATGGCCTTGTACGACTCGCGACCGAGCGCGCCGTCGAGCGGCCCGCGGTAGCCGGCGCGCTGCGCCCACTTCTGCCACGCGGCGTAGGTCCGCGCGCCGGGCTTGCCGTCGATCGGGCCGGTGTAGCCGTACTCGACGAGGGCGCGCTGCACAGCCGCCCACGTCTGCGGTCCGGGCTTGCCGTCGAGCGGCCCGGTGTAGCCCCAGTCGCGCGCCCATCGCTGGACGAGCGAGTAGAACACGGGGCCGGGGACGCCGTCGGTCTCGGTGGCGGTGTACATGCCACCGTCGCCGGCGTTGTGGGTCTGCGGCGCAGCGTGCTCGGCGATGTACTCCCACGGGTCGACCGTCTTGCCCGAGAACAGGGACTCCGCGGTCGGGCCGATCGTGTAGTGGATGTGCCGGCCCTTGGCCGCGGACCCGGTCGCGCCGGCGAGGCCGAACGAGCCGAGCCGGCCGATCGACTGGCCGGCCTTGACGCCACCGAGGTTCGCGCCGTGGGCGTAGCCGGAGAACATGCCGTCGGCGTGCTCGATGCGGGCGCAGTTGCCGAGGATGCTCGACCACTTCCCCGAGTCGACGAACACGCCGTCGGCGACCGCCAGGAACGGCAGACCGCCCGGGGCGGTGTCCGCGCCTCGGTGGGCGCTCGCGCGGTTCTTGGTGGAGCCCCAGCGGTCCCCGCGGGTGTGCGGGTAGGGCTCGGCGTACTGAACGTAGGTCATGTGCATCGTTCCTTTCGTGAGGGGCCGGTCACGAGCTGACCGGGGAGAACAGGCGGAGCATCTCGGACGCCATGAAGGCGATCCACTTGTGCCCCTGCTTGTTCGGGTGGAGCCCGTCGGCGATGCGATAGGTCGCGTTCGTCGGCGGGAACAGGGTATCCCCGAGGTCTCCGAGGACGGCCCCGATGTTGCCGGCGTAGTCGAACTGGCGCAGCACGTCCAGGAACAGGCGGCGGTACTCGTCGACATCGCCGTTGTCGGGCTTGGGCGTCGGGTAGTTGTTCCATCCGGCCGTAGTCGAGTAGAACGGCGGGAACGCCAGCACGAACGGCATCGCCGACTCGGACGACTGCCACGGCAGGAACGCATCCACGATGAGCTGGTCGGTCCCGGTGACGCCGGTGTGCGTCACCTTGATCGTGTGCGAGCCCGCGGAGAGCCCGCGGATGTGGACGGGGACGGGGCAGTGCGCGCCGTTGAGGAGCGTGGTCGCTGCCTGGCCCTTGGTGGTGCGTCCGGTGATGACCGGACCGCCGTCGATCTGATACGAGAACGGAGATCCTCCCCCGCTGGTGAGGGCGATGAGCTGGAGCGTCCCCGCGGTGCCGGTGAATGTGAACGTGCGCGACGAGCCGTAGGTGCTCGAGGTGCGCGCGTTCCCGGAGAAGAGCGTCGTGTGCGCCGCCCACGTGCCGGTGTCGACCGAAGTCGTCACGCGCGAGGCGCTGCGGAGGATGCCGAGGATGCTCGACCACGCGTTCTGATAGCCGAGCTTGCCGGCCTCGTTGTCGTGGTTCTTGCCGACGTTGTTGCCGCCGACGAAGACGGAGACGAGGTCGAACGAGCCGGGGACCCACTGCGACGAGCCCGTGTTGAGCATCCGGACCGCGACGTCCTCGGCCTGGAACGAGTTCCCGTGCCGGTTGGCGAACGAGGCGGACGACGTCGAGATCCCGAGACCGCCGACGAACGCTGCGTTGCTCGGGTCGCCCGAGGACGACGTCGCGAAGCCGGCGGCGACGAGCTGAGGCCACAGGTCCGCGGTGACGTAGTCGACGCCGGCGGTCGTCTGGAGCACGCCGGACGAGTCGCCGTAGAACACGGCGCGCTTGCCCTTCCACTTGTCGAACGCGGGTCGCGCGTCGGCGAGGGTGATCGGGGTATCCGACGCGCCGTCCCAGTAGCTCGCGGTGCGGCCGTAGAAGTAGCCCTCCTCCTTGCCGACGATCGGATCCCACGTGCGGAAGTTGACGTTGTTGAACGTCGTGACCGTGCCGTCGGTGTCGAGGTACTGGAGCGTTGCGGTCGGGTTCGATGCCGACGCGAGGGTCTGCACGGTGGCGACCGAGGTCGACGTCGTGTTGCCGGCGGCGTCGAACGCCTCGATGCGGACGGGGTAGCTCGTCGAGCCGGTGAGGCCGGAGAACTGGTAGGAGCGCGCCGAGGACGGAAGGCTCGCCTTCTGCAGCGCCCCGACCCACACGCGGTAGCCGACGGTGCCGACGTTGTCGACCGCCTCGCCCCACGAGAAGAGGAACCCGGAGTCCGTGACGTTCGACGCTGCGCCGGAGAACGCGGCCGGCGGGGTGGAGTCGCCGGCGGCGGCGGAGATGTCCTCGGCGCGGAAGTCGTCGAACCGAGCGCCCTGCGCGTTGCCGGTCGCCCGGAACCCGCCATAGAGCCCGGAGGGGATCGAGTCGTCGGTCGCCTCGATGACCTTGACGCCGTCGACCCATCCGGACACCTTGTTCCCGACGGCGCGGATCTCCATCCGGGAGCCGACCGGGATCTCGGCCGCGGCCTGCGCGAGGATGCCGTCGCTCCAGCTCGAGCCGCCGACCACCTTGAACAGGGAGACGGTGGTCGAGGAGCTGCGGCGGAACCCGTAGTAGTTGGCGAACGCGTCGTCCATGCGGCACAGCACGGCGAACGTGCTGACGACGGCGACGACCTTGATCGACGCCGCCTGCGACGCCGTGAGGAGCGCGCGCTTGAGCACGATCCCGGCCGAGCTCGTCGTCGTCGCGACGGTCAGCTCGCCGCTCGCGACGCGCAGCGCGCCGGCCGGCACGGTCGTCCACGGCTCGGGGAGGTTGCCGTCGGAGTAGGCGAACGCGTCGGGCCAGCTCGCGCCGGTGTTCGCCGGCGAGGTGGTGAAGTTGACGACGTCCGACGAGGTCACGTTGCCCGAGGTGTCGACGACGTCGATCCGCGCAGAGTAGGCGGTGCCGGAGTTGAGCTGCCCGAAGGTGTGCGTCAGCTCGGTCGGCTGCTTGGTCGCGACCTGTCCTCCGGAGAGGATGACGCGCACCTCGCCGACGGCGACGTTGTCGGTCGGCTGCGTCCAGGAGATCGCCTGCGAGACCGAGGTCGTCTGCCCGAGGGTGACGGCCACCTTGCTCGGGAACACGGTGTCCGACGCCTTGGCGGTGCGGAAGGTGACCGGGTCGGAGTCGGAGTAGTTGCCGGCAGCGTCGTAGGTGCGGATCGAGAGCGAGTAGCCCGTGTCGGGCGTGAGCCCGCCGAACGAGTAGCTCGTGCTCTGCACGAGATCTCCGCCGACCGTGGTCGAGCCGGCGGTGACGAACGGCCGGTAGCCGGTGACGCCGACGTTGTCCGACGCCGCGCCCCAGTTCGCGACCGCCGTCGTGGCCGTGGTGCCGGAGACCGACGGGGTCACCTTGGAGGGCGCAGTCGTGTCGCCGGCGGCGGCGACGTAGTCGCGCGCGCGGAAGTCGTCGATCGTGTTGCCGGTCGTCGTCGTGTGCGAGCGGTAGCCGGCGTAGGGGCCGGATGCGATCGAGCTGTCCGTGCCCTCGATCGCCTTGACGCCGTTGATGTAGCCCTGGATCAGGTTGCCGACGATGCGCAGCTCCATCGTGTCGCCGGCGGCGATGACTCCGGTGATCGGTCCGACGAACGAGGTGAACGCTGCGCCGGCGACGACCTTGGTGAGCGAGATGGTGTCCGGGCCGGCGCGCCGGAACCCGTAGTAGTTGCTGCCGTCAGCGGCGAGCCGGCCGATGAGCGCGAACGCTCCGACGACGGCGACCACCTTGGCCGACACCGACTGGTCGGCGGTATCGAGCGCCTGCTGATAGGCGGCGATCATGACGTTCGACGTGCCGGTGTGCTTGGCCGTGTTGCTGACGATCGACATCTGCGACGGCGTGGTGTTCCACGGGGAGCCGAGCGACGTCGCATCCGCCCGAGTGAACGGATCGGTGTAGTCCTTGGTCACGATGTGGCCGCTGCCTTCCTGACGATGAGACCCGCGGGGGTCGAGCTGGGGATCGCCTCGCCGAACGCGAGGCGGGTGATGACGGTGCCGCCGCCGGCGGGACCCTGGGGACCCTGCTGACCGGGCGCGCCGGGGGTGCCGGGCCGACCCTGGTCGCCGGGGCTACCGGGGTCGCCGGGGAGGCCGGGAGGTCCGGGCTCGCCCGGGAGGCCGACGTCGACCGGGAGCGAGTTCCACGTGCTGATGCCGTCGCCGACCTTGAGCACGGGGGGAGCGCCGACGGTCGACGCGCGCTGCACGCCGAACTGTCCGTCGGCGAGTACGGGATTGGCGGTCGACCATCCCGAGGCGCTGTCGCGCTTGTTCTTGATGCGTGTGGACACTAGTTCCTCCGGTGGGAGCGGTTGGGGGACGAGGGGGCCGGCTCGAGCTGGACGCGACGCGTCATGCGCGCGACTTCCACATCTCGAAGCCGTTCGGCGGCTTGACGGCGCTCAGCTCGGCGAGCGACTTCCGCGCAGCGTTGACGGTCCAGCCGGCGGGGGCGGAGCCGGACACGGCGAGCGCCGTCGCCTTGTCGGCGGCGGGGATGGCCCACGCTGCGCCGCCCATCGATCCCTGTGCGTAGGTGCGTCGGGCGACGTGTCCGCCGAGCCCGTCGCCGTTGAACACCTGGAAGGTGGCCGGCGGGTTGTCGGGCGGGTAGAACTCCTGCGGCGAGGGGAAGAGCTGGAGGAGGGAGTCGTATTCGCCGATCAGCCAGTTGTCTTCGGAGAAGAGGCGGGAGTTGCCGCCGAACTGGAAGATGCAGTTCGCGCACGCGCAGAGGTACGAGTTGGAGCACGTGAGCACGGGGACCTGCGTGTTGCCCTTGACCTGGATGAGGTCGGAGTGCGGCTTCTGCGGAACGCCGTTCTTGAGCCCCCACGAGGAGCGGGGGCCGATGCGGATCGGTGCCATGTACAGGGTGCGGAGGTGGACCTCGTTGAGGCTGCCGCCGCTGAGGGTGGTGATGCCGGCGGCGTCGCCGTTCTTGACGCGCGCCTTCCCGTAGACGAGCGAGGTGAGGTCGACGTTGCTCGAGGGGATCCCCTCGACCGCGTTGACGCCCCAGTAGGCGAGGTCGTGGCTGTACTCCATCCCGAAGTCGGAGCATCCGGCGATGACGATCGCCGCCTCGTTGCCGTAGATCTCGGAGAACGTGATCCCGTTGACGTTGCGGAACAGGAGCGAGGCGGTCCCGACGAGGTTGCCCAGGTTGTCGTAGGTGTCCTGCTGGCCGGGGCGCGCGGTCGCGATCTCCACTGCGCCGTAGTTGCCGCCGGGGCGCACACGGATGCGGTGCCCGGAGGTGCCGGTCGCGCTGCCGAGGTCGCGGAGGAACGGGGTGGAAGTGGAGCCGCCGCCGAATCCGTAGAGCTGGCCGTCGGGGAGGATGACGTCGCACCACTTGGTCGGGTTCGCGTCCATCCAGCCGAGCGCGGAGGTGATCGCGGCCTTGATGTCGGTCTGTGAGAGCGAGGCGGCGGTGTAGGTCTTGTCGGCCTTCTCGGTGCGCGCGAGCGTCTTGGGCGTGTAGTCGACCCTGGACGGGCCGCGCTGCGACTGCGGGACGATGACGGAGCCGGCCGGCGGGTTCGTCGGCTGCGTGCCGGGGTCGTAGTCGGGCTCCTCGGGGGTGGGGTTCCCGGTCCCGGGGTCGGTGGTGGTGGGCGGCGGCGCGCTCGCGCTGTAGCCCTCTCGGAGGATGATCCCGAACGAGGCGGTGGCGGGGATGGGGCGCGTCGGGGGGATGCGGGTGAGGCTCGAGTTGCCGAGGCCGGGGAGCCCGGGG